CGTTGACATAAACGTCCTCCAAAATTTTTCTTGATTTTATCTTATCAGAAAATCCCCCCTCTGTATAATTGGAATTTCCCAGAGTTTGATATAGCCTAAAACTATAACCCCTCTCGTCAACCAGTCCAAAATCCCCATTTTAGAAGCACCATTGACTGTAATTATTGTTTGCTATAGGTAGAAGTTATGACCTTGGAAAAAGAAAAACCAGCGATTTTTTATTCTCGCTGGTTTCGTAATAGCTTGTCTTGCTTATTCTGTTTCGTGGTAAGCCTTCTTAGCTTTTTCAATATTTCTAGTTAGTACAATAGGATAATTATTTTTTAATTGTTTCAAAGTTTGTTTGAGTTTCTCTGGAACTGGCAGACCAATCCGTGCTGCATTTTCTATAATACTGAGCCCCTCGTTAGACAAGTAATAGAAAATAATAGCGGTTCGGATGATGCCTCCCTGTTTCAAGATATGAGTATCAATAATCTGCCCCATAGCCACTAACATCAAAATGACAACTTTTTTAAACAGTCCTCGAAAACCAACTGCACTGGATAGCTTCTTTTCAACAACTGCTGCCATCAATCCACTGATATAATCAATAGATATAAAGACAATCAAGGCAAAAATAAAACCATCCCAATCGCCAAAAACACTTCCTAAAAGTCCTCCTACCGTAGTAAATAGTACTTTATTCGCAAAAACTAACTGCTTCATGATGCATTTTCCTTTCTATGCGGTTCACTCCAGTCGGGATTTCCCTTTTCATCAAATTGCATGATATAAAAGTTTTTATGGAATAACTCAGACAAATTCATGGTAGGGACTGTCGCTCCCCACTGAGTCAAAGCTCCCACTGTTTCAATTTCCATCAATTGACGTCGACCTTCTTTAATCACGGGACGCTTTTGTACTTCTCGGTACATATAAAAATCCTCCCCCTCATTCTTGCAGCGAATGAACTCACCATTCTCGCGCATATAAGTGAGTGCCGCCACCAAATCAAAAGGTTCTATAATTCTACTTAGATCAGGTAGTAATTCCTTTTCTTCCATCTTTCTTTCCTCCATCTATTTTTAATGGTGTAGTTGCTTCTTTGAGATTAGCTTCCAATTCTTCTTTCTTCTGAAGGAGAACTTGGTAAGCTTCCTCTTTATGCGTCAATTGAATGGCTAAGAGGTTCTTTGATGTCACCTCATCAGCCAGCTTTCTGGTCAGCTCTTCAATCGTTAAACGAAGAGCCTGATTAATTTCTTCTTGGTTCATTTGTTTCCTTTCTTATAAATGTCCCACTAAGCTTCTGGTATCCCACCAGGCTGGATGCCCCTCACTATGGCTAGCCCTATATTCATAGAGCGCCCCAATGCTATTAGACATCCGTTGTAATACCTCGTGAAGTGAGACATAATTACCGCTTGTATCTAAATAGAGCCAAACATCGCCTGTATTAATGGTTGAGTCCCTTCTATCCTGTTTCCTGCTTGGACGCAGTTGGAGTTTTCCTGTTGTGGTCATGACCCAACCGTCTTTATTATCATAGGCAGAACTGGCAAAAGATAATTCATCCCCAACCAGATCAAGTGAATCGATATTGTACCCATTCCAAGCTCGAATACCGACAAAGCCACTATCATTAGAGCTTTCAGTGCCATAACGATTGGAGCCAATAACAGTTACACCCGCTCTTCCTTTGCCATCGACATTCCCTGTCGCAAACTTAATAAACTGGGTTGGGTAACCAGTCAGAACTCGTTTCAAGGCAGCTTGGTCTGTATAATACAAAATCTGACCTGCATTGAGACTGATTTCCATAGCTCGGTTAATGGCTGTTAGGATACCACCTGATATCTTGTTCGCAGATAAAGTTACCGACTGCACCTGGCTGATGAAGGCCTGCTTTGAGAAAAGCTTCCTCAGATAAGCTTCGGTCGCAGATAGCTTGTTAAACAAGGCATCATCTACTTTCAATTTCTCAGCCGTTACTGCTTCTGCACTTAAGATTGCTGTTGTGACTGATCCCGATTCAAAGTTGGCTGTCTTTAACTTATCCACCATGGCAGACTTAATAACAGCATGATCAATTAAAGTTTGTCCTGTGATATGGGTGAGTCTACCATGGATATGATTTACTCCATTCGCTAATAGATTCAAACTGTTTAGTACTGCCCCACCTGAAGTCAAATGCTGGACCGACCAACTGTTTGCGAGCTGAGTTTGAACAGTAGAAACTCTCTGGGTCAAATCCGTCACCTTGGTCACATAGGAAGAATCTGTCAGGACAATCTGGGCCAAGTTATGTTTGACACTGTCTTCCTTTGAGCCAATGAGCCGTGAGTACAGATTAACTGTTTCCTGAACCTTTTGAAAATCACTGCTGTTGGTCTTGCCATTGACTGTCTGCAAAATTTCTGAAAAGCGTCCCTCCACTGTTTGAGAATAGGAGGCAATCTTGGTTTCTGTGTACTGCCGGTCATCCTCTGGAGCTGGACTCGGTGTCGTCGCAATTGTCCCATCTTCCAATTGTGGATCCCGAATATAAAGAACATCACCAACAATCCAGCCATTCGAATAACATACCCAGGACCAATATCTCTCAAACTTCACGGTAAAAGGATGAACAAACCGATGCCATTCAGTTTGAAGTGTCACGGTTGAAACACCACCGGTCTCAAAACCAAACCGAACAACTACCGACCGACTCGCTTTCATGTCGGCCGAATAGACCATTTTCTTCCCTTGCCATTCAGCCCCCCTTAAATCAAAAATGGGCTTATGAAAGCCACCATTCCCTGCTTTGGTACAAGTAGCTTTGAGATAGTATCCACTTTTGGCATTCGTATCCGGTACCCGTTCAAACTTCCATTCTGATACATTAGACGAGAGGGGCAACAGACCATCAAAATCATAATGACGAATGTAGTTGCGCCCACCAATTTGCAAACTCTCAAAGCGACGATTTAAGCCTTTCACATCTTCTGAATAGGAGGCTTTTGCGACATAGTCCTTGGCTACTTGCTCTCGGACAGTTCTGGCCTGATTGGCTGTTTCCGTCCGTACATACTGCTCCAGTCGTTCCCGCCGTTCACCATCTTTTGAAACATACTCCTGAACCTGTTGGAGAGTTGTTTCAAGACCGGATAGAGTTTGCTTGACTTCTATCTTACTGACAAAAGTGCCCATTTTCTGAAGAATTTCTGTTTGAAAAACTTTCAAGTCTGCTGTTGTTCGATTCGTTACTTCTTGGACATTGTTCAGAGCTTTCTGAGTGGCTCCTGCCTTGCCTAAGGCTTCTTCCGTCTTTTGAGTAATCGTATGAAGAGTCGACTCTGTCGATTTCGTAAAAGCAGTAAACGAACTCTGAATCTGATCACGAGTCTGAGCTGCAATTTCCTCTGCCTTTGCTTTTGCCTTTTCAATGCCATCTAATACCTTACTCTCTTGCTTCTCAAAAGCAGCATCAAAGGCCCTATTGGCATTTTCTAAAGCTCGTTCAACCATCAAATCATGGCTGCCTTGAGCAAGGGTTAAGATGGAATGAGCTGCAGCCGTCAATTTTGAAGAGGTATTATGGCCACCTTCTCTGACTTTATCGTCAAAGGTCAATGAGAAATATTCTTTAGTCAGTGCATCGTATTCATAAGCCACGGCTTGCTTTAACAAATCCACATAATGCTTTCGGCTTTTTAGAGTGACCCAGTCTCCCAAATGAACCGTTTGACCATCTAGCTCATAGGCTTCTATCACAATGGCATCCTGCTCTCGGTCAATCTTATCATGATAGAATTTACTCTCACCCCATTTTCGCAATTCTTCAAGGGTTTTAAGATTGTTATTCGTGAACTCTTTTTCATTGATGTAGGGATAAGCATCAAGCAAAGGACTGTCAACAGTCACGGTTAACGTCTTCTCTTCTTTAGCTCCTTCTGGTTTAAAGGTTGAATGAACATGGATACGTGTCACTACAGTTTGCGAACTTCTATTCCGTTTGTAGGATTTCAGGTTCTGATGAGTCGTAATAATGACACCACGATTCTCTCCTCGGTGCTCTTGAATAGAGAATAAGAAATTATCTCGAGTGACCTCACCTTCCCAGGTTCCAACAATGGAATGCGCTCCATCTAGCAGTACACTGTATAGTGTTGTTGTCTCTTTGGTATTGAAATCCCTGTGCTTTACGATATCACTGGTAAAAGAGAAAGGACTAAGACTAGTTTTGGCTGCCTGAACCATACTGGATAAGGCCGTCATACATCCGACCTGAGAATTTCCAATTGGCTTAATGGAATGCTGCATGATATCATCCGTAATGTGATAACACAGAACCTCCACGTGTTCATCCATCTCAACTGGTTTCTTAATACGAAAAAGCTGTTCTCCTAATTCAGGGACAGGAGCCTTAATGAGTTTATCTACTTTCAATAGCCGATAAAGATGGCTGTCCGTTATAGGATACTTGAGGGTTAAGGTAAAATCTCCATTCAACGTTTCCTTTACCCTAGCAGATACCGCTTCATAAAGGGGGATACCGTTCCATTTAACGGTTTGTACTTCCTTATCTAATAAATAAAGCATTATGCCCACCCCCAGACAATCTCAAAACGAATGGATTGAATCCCAGTTCCCAATACGACTCCCACTGTTTTATCTTTTGAAGGGTCAATCGTCAAAAAGTCACCAGACCACTTGATTCTTTTTCCCGATAAGGTTCTAAAACTTGGTTTGTCAGGGTTGTTATCCATTACCAGTGTTTCACCAGACTCTATTTTCTCCAAACGAATAACCTGACTGCCAACCGTAAAACTGGTTTCAGTTGAAGTGTTTCCCGCTATTGTCAATTTGGGAAAAGCCAAAGCCGAACCCGTAGTTCTCAAAGCACCATTTTGAGTGAATGACTGACTATCTGTATCTTTAAAGAATTTTGTGGGATGGCATTGGAATGTCGCTTCCATCTCATAAACTCCATGCTTGTCCTTTATCATTTTTGAAACAAGTACCTTATAGCACCAAAGCCGGACTGTCTTCAACTGCTCACTCTCTAGCCAAAACTGTTCTTTAGAAAAGAGAGTCAAAAATTGAAAGAGTTCTTCTTCACTTGGCTTGACCACATAAATCTTAAATGTCAACTCCATCACATTGCGGTGCTTGTTGGTTTCCATGACAGCACCACTGATCCCCCTATGCTCAAGGAGCTGAGTCTTGCTGCTTTTCATGACAATCGGTGGACTGTTTTCTACAATCACCTTAAAAGGGAAAGAGGAAGTATGCACCCCATCAATCACCAACTCATTGTGTCGAATCATATTCCCAATCCTTTCAGTTGTTTTTGTCTTGCTAGTTCATCTGCCAGCCTTCCTGCCACATGTTCTGCCAAGCGCTCTATGTCCGTTTCTTCCCTAATTACAACATCTGAAATTGTAATGGTAATCTGTGGCAGAGCATCCAAAGTAGAGGCAATCCCTCGGCCAATCTGACCCAATGTTTCTCTGTTTAAGGGAAGCACTGCTTCTCTGCCTGCCTCCCCTCCTGCTAAGAGGTTCGCACCATTTAATCCAAAGATGGTTGGCTTTGTTAAAATCCCTCCCTTGGCATACCATTCAATCCCAATCCGTGGAATATCCCCCTTTAACCAATCAAGCGGATTGGCCGACCCGCTGACACTAAAGTGTGGCAAAGGAATATGCGGCCAAGAGATATGAAAATTAAAGAGATTCTTTATGGCATTGATGGCAGAGGATACGGCATTTTTAGCCCCATCAATCGCTCCAGAAATGGCATTTTTAATTCCATCCCAAATATTTCGAACAGTTGAGAAGATGTTGTTTAGGACATTTGATATGGTCTGAAAGATCCCATTCCAGATATTGGATAGTGCGCTTGCAATCCCCTGAACAATCCCTGTCACCGTGGATTGAATGGCATTCCAAATGGATGAAAATAAAGAAGAAAGGGCTGATAGAATATTTGAAACACTATCTCTGATACCGTTCCAGCTATTCACTATAAATTGCCAGATAGCATTAAGAATGGTGCCAATGATGGACTGAATCCCTTCCCATACGGTAGATACAATTTGCTTAATGGTTTCCCAGGCACCAGACCAATCGCCAGTGATCGCCTGCATAACCAATGTGATAATGCCAAGAATAACATTTAGGACTGTTTCTATTATCGTCTTGATAATATCCCAAGCTGTTGTAACAACGAGCTTGATATTCTCCCAAACGGCTGTTAGATAAGGCCCAATTAAATCCATAATGGTGGTGATTACCGTCGAAATGGCATTCCAGACAGTTGTTGCAGCATCTTGAATCAACTGGTGATTTTCCTGCCACCAAGAAACCAAGGTTCCCCAAATTTCCATAACAAAGTCTACGACTGTCCGAACGATGAAAGAAACAGCTGAATAGATAGCATTCCAAGCATCCGTAACAGCCGTTCTGAAAGCTTCATTATGTTCCCATAGTTCCTTAATACCAATGACCAATAAAGCAACAGCCGCTATCACCGCAAGTACAATCCCTACAATCGGAGCAGCCGCAGCTAACATCCCTACAATCGTCGTCCCAAGAGCTAAAGCTGCAGCTTGTAAGGCTACAATAATGGGTAAGAGAATACCCGCAACAGTCACCAGTCCACCCACAACCAGAATGAACTCCCGCACAGGTTCCGGAAGATTCACGAACCATTCCGCAACACTTTTTAAAAGCGTAACAAGTTGTTGGAGAAACGGAGCTAGGGTTTCTGCAATCGCTCCTCCAACTTCGGCCATGGCCTCTTTAGCTGCATTTTGTGCAAGCGTGAACTGATCGATAGGGTCAAGCGTTGCTTTATAGGTGGAAGCAACCACACCCTTTGCTTTTTCTGCAGTTCCTGCTAAATCATCAAAAGATAGAGCTCCCCTCTTAATGGCATCCACCATCCGTGGAGCAGATTTAGTACCAAAGATACTGGAAGCAAGCGTTAAGGCTTCCGTTTCACTAGTGCTGTTTCGGATTTGTTCGACCGTTTCTCTTAAGCCTTCACTCAGTGTCTTGCCCTTAGCCGCATAGTTGACTGCTGCTTTGGAGAGGGAAGAAAGAGCAGCCGAAGAATCGACCCCACTTTTTTCAAACTGCCCCATAAGAGCCACACCCTCATCAAACGAAAGTCCTAAAGCCTTAATTTGTGGAGCACCTTGGATAGCTTTGTTCATCAAATCCTGAACACTGACTCCAGTCGCCTGGGCCGTATAAGTGACAGTATCTAAGACTCGATTTAAATCACTCGTCTCAAGTCCATAAGCTTCAATAGCTTGTTTTGCAGAAATGGCTGATTCCGTCACGTCCGAACCATTGATTTCCGCATACTTAATCAAAGTCGCAGAAGCATCCTTTAAAGCATCACCAGTCAACCCAAACTGGGTATTAAGCTCACCAACAGCACTGCCCACTGTTTGAAAGTCCGTTGGAATTTCAGTCGCAAGACCTTTTGCAATATCTGTCATCTCATCCAGCGCTTTTCCACTGGCACCGGTTTTGGTGACGATGATATCCATCCCTTCGTCCACTTCCCGAAAAGCTTCCAGTGTTGCTTTTCCGAAGTCAATCAGCTTCTGACTGATTTCGCTCAGTTTTTCACTGAAGTTGGCTAGAATCTCAGACCTTAGAAGATTGTTAGTTTCTGCTAAGCTGTGGTTGGCATTATCACTTGCCCCACTCATGCTGCCCATCTCATTTTGCAAATGATGATAAGCCGTCTTGGTTTCATTGAGAGACTTCTCTAGCTTATTGGCTTCAACTGAGTTCTCACCGTATTCAACCTTGGTCAACTCTAACTGCCGTTCTAAATTGGCAATCTGTTTCTCGACAATCTCTGACTGAGCCGCAACCTTTTTCTGAGCAAGAGCCAGTTTTTCAGATTCACTGGCATTACGACCTAGCTGACTTTCTTGCAGCTTAAAGGAGGAAGCGACTTTCTCACTCTCTGAAGCTAGTTGATTTTGTTCAGCTCCTAAAGCAGTTAGTTTACTTTTGTTACTGGTGACACTAGAGCCATTTTGTTCCAAAGCTCGGTTGACACCCTCTAACTTATTCTCATAGCTTTTGAGAGTGTTCTGAGTGATTTCGACCTCTCTTTGAAAAGCCCGATACTGATCAGCTCCGATTTTCCCGCTTTGAAACTGAGCTTCTACCTGAGATTGGGCTTGACGTAGTGTCTCTAGCTTCTCTTTGGTTGTTTGAACTTGCTTGGCTAAAACCTCTTGTTTCTGAGTTAAAAGAGTGACATTGCCTGTGTCAAATTTTAGTGCCTTATCAATTTGTTTCAACTCTCGGCTTGCTTCTAAGGCTTCGTGGTTCACCCCTTTTAGAGCTTTTTGTAAGGGTTGGGTATCGCCTCCAATTTCAATTGTGATTCCTTTAATCGTTCCAGCCATACCGTCACCTCCTTACCGCCACATCAAAAATTATCAAAGTCTGTCTGGGTAGCCTTACGAGTTCTATCTGCTTCTTTGGTACGCACTTCCACATAGTCCGTCTGATAGTCCAGCGCCATGCCAATTGTTATCTCTTTTAAATCAGACATGGATAGCCCCGTCTCTTTACAACAGTGAAGATAGGATTCTACCGTGAAGGTTTCGCTGCTCGCTTCTTCCGACGCATCGACTTTTTTCTGGTTGTCATCCCTTGATTTAACAATTTCATCAGAACCGGTCCTACTGTTTGAAGCGGAAATTCTTCTAAGCCCATAAAGAACTCTTCAAAAGGTTCAATAGATGGGTTAGCTGATTTGGCAAAAACCCAAAAGAGCCGGTGGAAAAACGTCATATCAAAATCCGCTAACATGCTCATATCCACATCAGATGCAGATAAAGTTTTGCCTTCTTCTAGCTGTTCAACTTTTTTTAGAATCGACTCAGCCTGCAACATTTGAAACAGGTCCTGAAAATAATCTTTTCCAAATTCTTTTTTATAGGCAATTGGTGTGTAAGCATTGGTAGTTAGCTCAATGTTCTTACCTGATAACTGAATCGTTTTCCGCATGATTAACCTCCTGGTTTCGCAGCTGGTTCATAGACTTTTGTGAACCATGTCTTTTGGACATCTTCTGGAGTATCCTCTGTGGTCCTGCGACGGACGATTTTATCCAGTGGACGTGGACTGGCTTTGAATTTCAATTCTACTTCGTTGATGTCTGAACCGCTCTTTGTTTTAGAAGCAACGGTTGGCCGGCTTGCATAACAATAATAGAGCACATGAAGCGTTTCTTTCTTATCCCCTTCAAATCGAAACATCAAAGCAAAGTTTTTCTTCTCACTGCTTGCAATTTCTGAGATGACTTTACTCTGGGCATCGATAGTTTCTCCCAACACTCGAGTCAAAAATTCCTGTGTCAAAAGAGCCAGTTTCAGAGTTCCTTCATAGCCATCATTCGATTCTGTCGTATAAAAATTGATGTTGTCTGCTTTATAGGAACCAGAATCCCCTTGTGGCTCCAGGGTCAGCTCTGCGGCACCCCTGAGTCGCTCCACTGTCCCGTAGGTCAGTGCCCCATCATCTCCTTCTTTGGTTACTTCTGCCCAATGGACATCCTGCAAACCAAAGGTGACTTTATTTTTCTCCATCGGATTTTTCCTTTCTATTTGTTTAAATGATAAATGACCTGATACAGCTTTTCCGTATCCAGATAGGTTTCTTCCTTGTCAAAAAAAAGAGAATGAATGTCGAGTTTCGTTTCTATTTTCTCTTCTAAACCAAGGTCTTTTTTATCAGTATAAAGTTCCAGTCTGACTTGACTTCCTTTGTGATAAGCTAGATTATCTGCTCCATAATTCTGAGAAGCAGGAAACCAATACACCAAAAAGGGAGGAGCTGGACTATGCCCCTCCTCAAAATGATGATAGGCACATGACAGACCTAGACTGCTTAAAAATTGAAACCACTCATCTTTCTTCATAACTTCTCCTTCAAGCGTTCTTCAAATTGGCGAATCATCTTTTCTTCAACAGGAGCAATATGCCGAATTCCTTCAACCCTGCCACCGCCTCGTTTGGCATGACCATTTTCAAGGAGGTGTGTCAGTCCAGGTGTTCGATTATAAATCATTTTTGTCAAAGCTAGATTCGTTTCTTTAGTCACAGTAGAGGTCCAGCCTCGAGCATATTTCCCCCGCTTTTTCGGAGAATGTTTCTTTAACTCATTAACAGCTTCCTTCGTGCTGTCTTCCACCACTGCTTTCACTGTTTCAGTAGACCTTTCAACATAATTCTCCAACTCCTTTTGAACAGCTCGATCTAGGTCAGACGGGTCAATTGTTGCCATATTGTACCTCCTCTGTCGCATCTATCAGGATTATCTCCTGAGGATAAGTTAACGAATCAATGGCCTTGATATTATAAAACTTATCCTCAAAGCGAAGACGAGTGGTTTGACTATCCAACTCTCGAATGGAAGAGTCGTAGCGCAGCGTAAAGCGTAACTGATGAATATTCTTGACCATTACTGTTGTAGTGCCTTCCATTTCAAGAAGCACCTTGCAGGAACACCACCTAGAAAACAATTGCTGCCACTGACTGCTTTCATTGCCAATAGCATCTTGCACAATGACTCGTTTTTGAAAGAAAACCCGTTTGCTTAATGGAGCTATCTTCATCAGAACACATCCCTTCTGTGAGCAGAAAGAAGAGCCTTGAGGAGTTCTACCAAACTCTCCTGCCCTCCTTCTTCTCGGTGCTCGTAAAGATAAGCTGTCCCAAACAAAACAATCGTCTGAAGGAAGTCAACTTCTTTCTCCTCCGTCACTTCCTCCAGATTCTTGCGTAGGATACTGGAACACAACTCTTCACTGGCAGAAATCATGACTTGAATCAAGTGGTCATCCTCTGAGTGTTCAACCCTTAGATAGTTCTTTGCTTCCTCCAAACTAATCTTCATGAGAAGCCTCATTTCATGGTCAAAACTTTAACCGCTTCATTCAGAATTAACTTACCATCCACAC